CGGCTGTACCAATTGGAGCAGTCATATTTTCAAAAGCTACCAACAAACGAAATGAACCGTGAAGAATCCCATACAAGCCCAATATGTCGTTCAACCGATTCATGGGCCAAGCCCGATTCCAAATGTTGCTGATATCCATTAAAACGACGACGGGCTCATTTCCATAACCACTCTGTGGCACAAGAATGACTTCACCCAATTGATATTTGCGTTTTGTCAAATCGCGCAGGGAATAATAGGGTTTATCTCCCTTCATTATGGGATCTTCAGCAATACCACCCTGGGGCCCCAAAATAGGAACTTTCCCTTGCTCCTGTGCCTGATTGGGAGCATCTGGAACAATTTCCATCTGTGGTTGGGCTATACGCTCAGCTGTTGAAGCACCAATTAACGTAGTTCGAGGCAAATAAACTTGAAGATTCTCAATGTGATAGGACACTGATAGCCAGACACTTGTACTAGCACCAGTAGAATATTCCAAACTATTCAAAACCTGCACCATAATACGACCAAGCTTCATTTCCTCATCAGAGGATGTCAAAGTTGGAAGGTAAGTTTGTGTGTGGATAAATGGTATCCTGAGTTGAGCAGTGGTAGATGAGGATGCTAATAAAGTAACATGCCTCATAGACGTGGAATGAACTTTGCTCAACAACATTGATGTTGTGGTGGCTCGGGTTAAGGGTGTGAAGGACGCTATGAGAGCACCCTGGTGAAAGCGGGTTCCATTCAATTGAAACGTGAACACCCAATCACCACGGTAATATGTAAACTGACGCATGATCCGCAAAATAGGCGAATCTGGGAACGCAGCGTCAGGGATGGTAAAATTCATGAGAGGACTTGGGTATGAAGCAGTCGCATCCCATGGTACATTATCAAAGAAGTTTTCACGCTCAGCTATAGACTTAATTGACCAAGGGAGCTCGGCAATCGAATCTTTTTGCACATGCTGAGTGAGATGTTTTTCATCCTTACGCCCATCAGTGACAACTCCAGTCTGCGTTACTATATCAACTCCATGCATATGCAAAACTCCAGGCTCCATCATATTCATGGGTGCCCCAAGCTGCTCCATTTGCGGAATTGCTATCCGCTCACCAAGCTGTTCATGTGCTAGATGAATTTCTTCGTTGCTTGGTGGTAGATCAACACCACAATGTTCCAAATTGAACTTACGGTTGAGCTGGGAAAAATGCGGCAAATAAATAGGACCGCTGTGCACTCGTTGTAGTGCATCTAGGACTTTAGTGCGAAAGTTCTCAAAATAAGAACGCCCTTTAAACATGGCGAACCTGAGGGCTGTTTCACAATTGCACATGGTCATGTCAAAGGAATCCCCATTATCATGAATCCAATTAGTAAGCTCCTGTATGGTTCGATCCGCCATTTGTGGAACGTACATCTTAGCATTAATGTCAGGCTGTACTTTAAAACCTCGCTTGAGGAAGGTCACATCATCAATCGTCATATCGTCCTTCCACACACCCTCTTTGGAAGCAGGCGTTATGACAATACCGTGCTCCTTCATCAACGCAGCAATGCGGGTTGGATTGTAATATGGTTGCAAGCTTTTAACAACGGCGCCAACATTGTCATCCCCATAAATCTTAAAAGCGACGCTCCGTCGAAAAACGGCGTCATCAGCCAAAGGAGCGGGCACCAAATGCATATAAGCATAATACATGTAAAAACAGTTGACCAAAGTGTTAAAAACCACAGTTAAAGGTGACCCAGATGGCATACCGCCGTGCTTGATGTAGAGTGTGTCACCACACAAGGATACTGTGTGAATCATTTCCTCCAACAATATTCGCCTTACAGTTTTGGCTTCTTCTCCATCATTGTAGTACCGCTGCACAAGTTCTAACACTGCTTCTAAAACTTCAGCAGATGTGCGACCATCAAAGTTTTCAAAATCCATATCAAACATTGAGGTTGACGTGTTGAGCAGTTGACGAGCAAAAATATCCCAATCGGACGATTCAGGATCACAG